GCTGGGACATGCCGTTGTCGAGGGGGCGGGACTCGACCGACTCCTGTAGCCCTCCGGTCCAGAGCGGCGTCATAGAGCGGACGGTCTCCTGGATCCGGTAGGCCTCGGTCTCGAGCACGGTCTTCGCCCGCTCCGTGGCATACTCGGCGGTCATGGCCTCCTTGTTCCCGATCTCCTCGACGTCGTACTGGAAATTCATCCTAGATGTCCCAGGACTTGAAGTAATAGATCGGCTCCGCCTCGGTCTGGAGATGCATCTCGTGGGCCATGAGTTCCTGGTTCAACTGATGGCGGAGGGTATCGTGGACGTGCCTCCACTCCTCCTCTTTCGTCCGATAGTTGATCGAATCGACGTTGTTCTTCGTGGTGTTCGCGTAGAGGGCCATGAAGGACTGGCAGGCGATCATGGCCGCCCATTTCCCTAGCGGACCTTCATGCTCGACCGGAATCGTGGTCGGGTTCGTCTCGTCGTGCTTCGTGGTGTAGGTCAGGCGGAAGGTTCCCGTGACCCCTGCCACAAAGATGAATAGACCCGTGTCCTTGGGAATGATCCTCCAGGACTTCGGGGCGATGTATGTGGGAGGGTTGACGTCGATGGGGAACTCAATCGCCACGATCCTCGAGAACCCCCGGAGCCAGTCGGCAGGGACCGGGTAGTACCCGGACTGGACCCCGGTCATGAGGATCGTCTCGATCCGAAAGAACCGCCTCGAGTATTCCTGGATGGCCTGAGCAACCGCCTTCGCCTGGACGTCTGCGGTCAGGTTCGATCCCCCGGTCAGGGTCGGGGTGGCCCAGGAGCCTCCCGTCACGTTCGTCGAGACTGCAATCGAGTTCCCAGTGGTTCCCGGAGTCTTGGCGGTCGCGATGAGGGTATTCCCCGCCCCATCGGATGCGGTGACGGTCGGATGCTGGATCGTATTCGATCCGTAGACGACGCCCGCCCCGAGCCCCAGCGTGATCGCCCTCATTAGGTTGTCCAGGGTCGAGGGGATCGAATTGCCGGGATCGATCAGGACCGTCCCGTCCAAGGCGTCGAGCACCGTCTTGAACGTGTAGACCTTGGCGTCGATGGTCACGGTCTGCCCGTTCGTCGGAAGGATCGTCAAGGTCAGGGTGTCCTGGGCCGACAGCCCCGCCTGAGCGACGGTTTCCAGAAGGTTCGCTTGGTCCTGGAGGGCGTAGCGATATTGAAGTTGGATGTTCGCGAGACTGGCCATCGTGTCCCCCGCACCGTCTGAGCGCCGGGCGCGGCGACCGAGGGGTTACAAGCCCCCCGACTCATTCCGCGCTCTCCTGCGCTCGCCGCGCCGGGCCGCTTTAGGGGCCGGTCCCCGTGGAGGGGGACCGGCCGAAAATCGGCCTAGCCGAGGACTACACGCCCGCCTTGATGCAGGTGAGAGCCGCCTGCGCCGCAGGGAAGTAGCTCTTCAGGACCTCCATGAAGTAGATCCCGAACTCGTACTGCCTCTGGGTGAGCGCCCATTCGTACTGGGTGTACTCCTGGAGGCACTCCATCTCCCAGACGTTCGGAACCTGATTGTTGGGGTACGGAAGAGCGTACACCGGGAACAGGATCGTCGACGGCGGCATGTTCGGGTGGATCCTGATCTGGACCTCGTTCGGGAAGCCCTCCGCGAAGGAGGACGCGAACTTGTTGAGGTAGCTCCCGACGAAGATGCCTCCCGTCACGTTCCGCTGTCCATCCTGGAGGACGACGCGGTACGCCAGATTGGAGGACGCCCCGATCAGCTTCGTGATCGTCTGGGCCTCGGTGGAGTACACCAGGATCTCGGACGGTCCCAGACGATACTTGTCCCACATCGTCTTGAGGATCGTGTCGATCTCGTTGATGCCCCCCGCGTTGTCCGAGGTCAGCTTGGCGTTGTTCAGGCAGGTCACGATCCCGTTCTTCTCGATGGACGAGATCAGGCCGTCGAACTCGAGCGCCGAGCCAGTCAGGTCGTTCCCCGAGGCGTTGGGGGCCACGCCCGTGCCGAGCGCCGTGACGGTTGCCGCGTTGACGTAGACCGTCTGGGACCACGTCTGGGCCCCCCCCGCGCCGTCGTCGATGAAGACGTTGTAGGCGACCGCCCCCAGGACCGCAGTCCAGGTGAGCGAGACTGCGCCCGTCGCGCCGGTCGTCGAGATCGAGACCGAGGTCGCGTCGGTTTCGCCGTCGGCAGAGGTCGCCCCCGCCGAGCCGCCGACGCCCGAGCCCGCCTTCTGGTTCTTGTCCCAGCCTCGGAAGACGAGCGCCGAGACCTTGAGGATGTACGTCGCGGAGGCCAGGGTCCCTCCGGTCGTCTGGGAGGCCGCGACCGAACCGGACGCGGGGCGTCCGATGTTCGCCGTGTTCCCGCCCAGGATGACCTTCTCCTCGGAGATCATGCACTGGTACAGCAGGTTGAGGGCCGCGGTGGCGCGGATGTCCTCAAAGCCCTTGGACTGGGCCAGGGCCTCGAACCCGACGTAGTCGTCCTGCCCGAGAGTCGCGAAGTTGGCGGTGAACGACTGGGTCACGGTCGTGACGAACCCGTTCCGGGTGTTCTCCGCCACGCCGGGCCACTGGTTCTTGGAGTTGAGCTGGGTGATCGCCTTCCACTGGACGGCGGTCGACCCGACCGGGGCCTTCACGCGGGCGAGCTTGTTGCGAAGGGGCGAGTACACCGGGAAGAGCTTCTTCGACGGTGCCTCGAGATTGATGCCGACGAGACCCTGAGCGATGTTGTAGCCCGCCTTCGCGAGGCCCTGGGCCGCGCTGGGACCGGCTCCGAACGCCGCTTTCGCGATGTTCAGGGTCTCCTCGGTGATCGCTGCCACCGGGAATATACTGCCCATGGTTTTCTTCCTAAAAAGGGGGTTTCAGGGGCTAGGCGAGATGCCCTCCCTGCGCCTTCATGATGCCGAGCCTGGCCTGCTCACGGGAAAGCGCATCCCGGAGGTTCGGATCGGCCGTCGCCGCGATGACCTTCGCGAGCGCTGCCTCGGTGTCGGAGATTTTCGAGAGCGCCTCCGACTGCCCGCCCTTTTCCACGGCCGACACTCCACTGGGGAGTTCCGTCCGGGCAGGGCCTCCGGGAATCGGGGTCTTCTCGATTTTCTCCACGCGGGCTGCGACGGAGGAAATCGCGTCGTTCATCTTCTGGAAACCGCCTTCGAGAGCCGCCTTCATGAGGGCGGCCCCGTCGGTCTGGGCCTTCTGGATCCCCGCGAAGAAGTCGCTCATGGCCTCCCTCTGGAAGGGAGAGGGGACCGGAGACGGTGCCGGGGAGGGCGTGGGCGGGGCCGCGGGCGTCAGGGGATGCGGGGAAGCGGGGGCTCCCATCGGGGGAGCGGCGGTCGGGGGGGCCGCATGGGCTCCGCCCGCACATTCCTGGTGGTACGGCATGGAGCCGTCGGCCAGCTTGCCCGCGCAATACGAGCAGTACTTATGGCCGCCTGTGGGCGGGAAGGCGGGGGCCGGGGAGACCGGGGCGGGGCCCTGGCCCGGAGGCATCATGGCGTCGGCCGCCTTGCCCTGGGTCTCCGGGGGAGCGATGGGCTTCGAGGCCGCGTCATGCGGGGAACCCGAGCCGATGACCGCGGAGGGGGTCTCGATCCCCTGGCCGCCGTCTGCCTTCTTCGGGCTGTGATCCTTGCCCTTTTCCGGATCGCTCCCAACCTCTGGGGTCTTCGGACCGGGGGGGCCGGATTCGGGCCGCGTGTGCGCGGTGATGACGGTGCCTCCGGATTTCTCCATAGTCGCCCTCTCATTCGTTCTCACGACAGCTCCGTCGACCTTTTTCCACACCGCGCCTGAGCTGTCCACGAAGGCGTTCGGGGTGATCTCGTTCTTCTGGTTCCAGTCCGCCCCTGAAGGGGCCGCATCGAGGGGCATAGGTTCGATGGGGCCCATGACGCCTACGCCCTTGGCGAGCTTGATCTCAGTGATCCAGGCGTCCTGACAGGCGGGGTTGTCAACGAGGGACAGCTCCGAGAGCTTGTAGCTCGTGATCCGGGTCCGGGGCTTCCCGTTCACGTACTCGACCCTGCGCTCCGCGGAGGGAGCCCCGATGGAGAACCCGTTCAGGACCCGCTCTTTGACCTGGGTCCAGGCCGCATCTCCCTGCGGGGACTTCGAGATCTTGACTCCGACCCAGATCCGCTGGGCCGCATCGTCCGCCTTCCAAGCGATGACCTTCCCGACGGGATTGGGTTGGTGCATGCTTCGGACGTTTCCCAGCGACTCGCCCCCGGTGACCCTCGCGAAGCCATCGGTCCACTCCTGAAAAGCCTGTTTCGAGGCCTCGTAGTCGACGATCTCACCCTGGATGTCGAGCGAAGGGGTTGTCGCTATGCCCCAGACCTCCCGGAGATCCTCGTTGACCTTGGAGATCGGGACCGAGAGGGAAAGTCCGGTCTTCTTGAAAACTGCATCGACTGCGGTTGTCACCCTCTCGTCTCCAACAAAAAAGGAGGAAGCCCGGCACTTTTGCCGAGGTTCCTCCTTTTGGGGTTCTTACCCGGAAATCTAGCCCGAAGTCGGTCCCCTGTCAAGCGGGAACTAAGATCCATGAATGGGTGCAATATGGATGAGGCAAATCAGGGAATCCTTCTGCCCTAGCCTCTTCTGTCGTATATGGAGAACCAAGTCTAATCTCCTCGCATACCGGACACTCCTCAACATCGGTCGGTACGATCCTAGGAAACATCCACTTGAATGGTATCCCGGAGGCCTCCGCGAGAGCCGCCGCCCCATCCATCTTGGCTTTGGCGGTTTCGATCTCCGCGATGAGCTGGCCCTTCATGTCGGAGAGCCTGATCGCCTCTGCCTCGAGCGAGGCCCGGATTTCGGGCCCGCTCTTTCCCTCAGCGCGAAGTTCCTGGGCCTTCCGCTCCAGGATCTCGTAGTAGCCCTTCACCGCCTTGTCGACGAGAGACAGCCGATCCCGGAGCATGGCCTCGGCCCTTTTAGAGGCCTCCGCGATGGCGCTCGAGAGGCCGTACTCGTTCGAGACCTCCATCATGCCATCGGTGAAATTCTCCATGTAGAGCATGAAGAGGAGGGCCCGGAGTCGACGCTTCCGTTCGTCCTCGGTCATTCGTCGTCCTCCCAGTCGATGAGCCCGAGCAGGAAGGCGATATCCTCCTCCTCGGTCTTTCTCTTACGGTCCAGGGCCTCGAGCATCTTGGGAAGGTAGGCAGCGCCGGGGAAGGAGCCCTTTCTAGCCTTCCCCCCAACCCCAGTGCTGGGGAATCCCGTCAGACCGTAGGACCCCGCTGCGGCTAGGACCGCGTATCCATGGGCGAGCGCGGCTGCGTCCCCGGTGACGCCATAGACACCCGAGACCAGTTTCAGGAGTCTCGCTGCGAGCACCGAGGCGGAATCCCCAGAGACCGCATAGACGCCAGCGGCGGCCAGGATCTTGTGGAACCAGAGGAGGGCCGCAGGATCTCCGGTGTAGACGTAGCTCCCAGGGGACGCGAAGGTCTTATAGCCTCTCGCGAGGAGGGCTGAATCTCCCGTGTAGACATAGACTCCAGAGCCAGCAGGAAGGATATGTTTCCAGAGGAGGGAGGCGGAGTCTCCGGTGACCGCGTAGGACCCTGCCCCAGCCAGGATGGTCCGGTCATAAAGGACGGAGGCCGAGTTACCCGTGTAGGTGTAGGAGCCCGCGCCCGCGAGGAGCTTTCTCTGGCAGGCGGTCTGAAGCCAGTTCGTCAGGTTCGTTCCATAGGTCGAGTTCGCCCCTCCGGACCATTGGGGGGATGCGTCTACCGTAGAGTCCTTGAGGGATACCCAGTCAACGCAGATGTCGAGCGTCCCCGTTGTATGAAGAGTCGCCGCAGTTCCCGACGTATCGCTGTTGATCGTCAGGAGCTTCCCGGACACGCCCCTAGCATTGAACGTACCTGAGAACGTCTGGGTCTTCGATGCCTGAAACAGGACCGTGCGGGCATGCTGCAAAACCCCGCCAGACCCCGTTCCAACAAGATCAATATTTGTCCATGTATTGCTGCTTTTGATGGTGACGGTTCCAGAGCCGCCATCGTTGTCGAAGAGCAGGGGGCCGAAAGTAAGGCCACCACCATCGAATGTATGCGAGACAGTGGTTCCCATTTCAATTTGGAAATTGGCAGGAATCGTCGCCCCAGATGTGAAAGTCATCGCTGGGGTTCCGCTGGATGGATTGTGCTTGATTCCCGTGAATCCAGAGATGGACCCAGTCGATCCTAGCGTGAAGGCGATAGTGTTTATGGTGAGTGTCCCAGTTCCTGAAATCGTTCCATTGATCGTGATAGTCTGGGTAGCGCCAGCTGTCAGTGACGGATTCGATCCAAATGGCATCGTAGTGCCATTGGAACAGGTGAATCCGATGGCTCCCGAGAACGTAAACAGGTTAAACGTGATGTTCGGACAGTTGATCGTCTGGGATCCAGAGGAGGCGTTAAGCTTAATCGTCCCGCCGTTCGCATTGAACGTCGGAGACCCCGTCTGAGTCATTGAGGAGTTATTTGTCTGGGTTCCGCTGGTAGCAGTGTAGGTCCCACCGGATAGACTCCAAGTAGATGAAAAGGAGATCGTCTGGCTTCCGCTGTTCCACGTTCCTCCGGCTTGAGAGAAGGCCGCGATATTGCTCATGGTCGTGGAGACCGTGATCGTTCCGCTATAGGTGGAAGCAATGGTCAGGGATCCACCGCTCCATGTACCAAGGGCATCGATGGTGCAGTTTTTTACCGACGTGTTATTGAAGGTAACGGAGTCGGAAGTCGCAGGAACGGTGCCTCCATTCCAGTTCCCACCGGTCGACCAATTGTTGTCGGCTCCCCCGCCACCCCACGTCTTAGCGGCCATACTCCCTCACCGTCACTGTAGCGCCGGGCCATCTTTTCTGGGCGACCTCTGACGCTTCACCCCGATCCCGAGCGAACAGGGTAGCGGTCAAGGTTTCTCTGGCCAAGCTCGCGATGAGCCTTCCGGTCCTCGTGGCCTTTAGAATGGGGCGTTCGATCAGGATCGCCCACTTCTTTCCCCGGAGATCCTTCTCGAACGCCGGGTCCCTGCCGGGAGGGCGCTCGAACAGGATCATTTTAGGTCTACTCCGAAATGGAGAGGCTCGACCTTGAGGATGTAATGGTTCCGATTGCAGATGGAGCATTTCTCATGGACGAGTTCTCCCTTCTCGTCGGGATTCACCTTGTTGACCGCGGGACGACGCTCGACCTCGACCCGATTGGCCCTGTCGGCGCAGCACGGCGCGATCTCTGCGTTCATGGTCACGCTCCCTTCGGCCCCAGCCTTCGCTCGATCTCGGCCAGTTCAGGCCTCTTGATGGCCCCGATTTTCTCGTTCAGCACGTCCAGGCGCTCCCGGAGAGGCTGCATCTGGGACAGGATGCTCGCCTTCTCCGCCTCAAGCGGAGCGAGCTGGCCCAGAATGACCTCCCTCCGGGCCGCCAGTTCTTCTTCCTGGGTCACGGCTCCTCCTTAGGCTACGGTGAAGATCGTTCCGGGATTCGCGCTGTTGAACTGGACCGTGAAGGTCTCCCCGGAGTTCAGCGTGATCGAGGAGCCGTAATCCCACCAGGCGATGACGGAGCGGGTCGAGGTCGTCCCGCTGGAATCGTCGAAGAGGACCGCGTACCGGAAGGGCCCGACGGTCCCGCCCGAGGCGGTCGTGACGACCTGGTTCGCGGCCAGGGTGTAGGTCCCCGCGGTCTGGGAATTCGTCGTGATCGTGACCGCGCCGCCCTTCTTCGTGTATCCGTTGGCCGCCGCGATCTCGGCCGCGTTCGAGGTCGAGGCGACCGTGCAGGTCGAGGTCGTGGTGTCGACCTTGGTGTCCGCGGCGTTGGGCGACGTGTTCGTCAGGAGAACAAACAGGTTGTCGCTCCCCATGTTGAACTTGGCGTTCAGCATGTCCTGGACGGTCTGATTGAACTTGTTGTAGGCGGCAGCCATGGGTTATTTCTCCTCGAGCCCGACCATGTTCCCTTCGTGATCCCGGAGGACCCTGTACGACCGCTTGGGACGCTCCGCCTTCGCCACCGGAGCCTGCTGGACCGTGACCGGAGCGGGCGAGACGTTGACCGCGGCAGGCGAGGCTACGGCTTCCACCTTGTTGATGACCGTGGGCTTCATCTCCGGGAGGTTGATGATCGCGGGCTCCTGCTTGGATGCCTTCGCGGCCTCCAGCATCGCTCCGACCATCTTCTCGACAGAACCTTCGAGAGCCTTCGCCTGCCCCTCCACGATGGCCTTTACGGACTCCTTCTCCATGGCGGCGCGGCCCTCCTCGGTCTCCTTCCAGGAGCGATGACTCTCCTCGAGCGTGGACTTGATGACCGCGACCATCTTAGCCTCGTCGAAGGTGTTCTGGATCTCGACCTTCGTAGAGGGCTGAGCGGTGACGGTCGCGGCCTTTCCGTTGGCGAGTTCGTCCGCCTTCGCGGAGAGGATCTCCCGGAGGACCCCCTTCATGTCCCCGGAATAACGCGCTGCGTCAGAGGCGTTGTGGGGCTCGATCCGGATGGCTCGGATGCCCGCCCTCCGGGTGTCGAACAGATGCTTCAACTGGTCCTTGGTGCGCGACTTCTGGACGCCCTTGATGACCTGGAGACATTCGTCGTTCGTCAGGTATTCCGCCTCGAACTGGGTGGCCTCCCAGGGCTTGCCCTCGTCGAAGCGTTTCAGCGCGAACCGCTCCCACTTTCCGAGTTCCTCCGTCATACATTTGCGGATCGCCTGGACGTGGGCGGAGGCGACGACGGGACGGGAGCCATCCTCCAACTCCGGTCGTGCGGGGGACTCACCCTCTCCCTCAGAGCCAGCCGAGGACGCGCTCCCGGCCCCAGTCGCGACTTGACCGAGAGGAACTCCATTGAAATAGAGCTGGTCCCCGATCCCGTCGATGGGAGGCTTTCCCTCGTCGGCCCGGACCTCGTTCGGGGTGAAGATGGCGCTCTGGGTGTACTGGACGTTCCGCTTGACCCGTTTCTCCTGGAGCCTCGAGCGGTCGGTGATCCAGTCGAATTTGACGTGGGGCTGCTGGAAATCGTCCTTGATGATCCTGTTGATGAGGCGCTCGATGAACATCTTGAGGGTCGCGACTCCGCCCTCGGCCTCGACGTCGCCCATCTCCTGAGCCGCGGCCCGGTTGGTGAGCGTGATGAAGGGCATCGGGGAGACCCCGAAGGTGAAACAGGCCACGCGGGCGAGCCACTCGTCGTATTTCGAGAAGAGGCCAAAGGTCTCGTTGTCGTGGAACTTGTGGATCTGCATCCCCTCGGGGCCGAAGAAGAGCTTGCTCCTCCGCTGGGCATTCCCCGAAAGTAGTTCGTTGAAGTAGAGGTCGAACTTCTTGATGGTCTCGATGTTCCACTCTTTCGGGAGGGTCGCGATGCCTGCGGGCGTGTTGCCGTCGGTGTACTGGGCGAGGTTGTAGAACTCCCGGCGCACCGTCTCGTTGATCTTGACGATGAGCTGCTCGACCTCGCTGAACCCGTAGAACTTGTTCGCCCGGCGATTCCGGGGCGCATAGATCATCTCGTCCTTCGTGTACCACGTCTTCGGGACGCCATAGAGGAACTGCTGGTAGGCGGGCGTCGGTGGGTTCGGAATGAACCCTCGGGTGTCGATCAGCATCTTGATGGTCGAGCCGTCGATGATCTCGAGCGCGGCCAGTTGCCCGCCGTAGGTCTTCCGCTTGTAGAGCGTGAGCGCGTCGATGACGAGGGACTCCTCGCAGACGAGGCCCACCCATTCGTCCCAGGCGTGTTCGCCGTCGGGATACTCGAGGAAATTCGAGATGGTCGAGATGGCGTCCGCGTACTGGCCGTTCTCCCGCTCGTCGTCGGCCGTGATCGCCCATTCGTGGGACTTCAGGATGTTCTTCAGGTGCTCGATGATGATCCGGACCATGGTCGACTCGCCCAGCATCCGGAGCATCGAGAACGAGATGGTCTCGGTCCCGCGGGGGGTGATCTGGATGTTGACACCGGACGTGTACTGGAAGCGTCTGGGGAGGGCGTCCCCGTCTTTCGGGATGAGGGGGTTTCCGCCCGAGAGATAGGGATCCTGGTCGCTGAAGACCTCGCCACCGGGGATCTGGGTGCTCGCCCCTCCCTGGGCGGTGATCCTCCGGGCGGGAAGGATGACAGGAGGAGAGGTCGAAGGCGCGGGGGCCGCGGGGGTCTGGGGGCGGTCCGGGACGCCTGCAGGTTTCTGGACCGCGCCGATGAACCCCTTCCAGAGGCGCGATGCGCTATCGAACAGTCCCACCTTCGGAACCCCTCGTCTCTTGAGCAACTATACTCGCTGCCCCTGGGATTTCAAGAACGGAACGCACATTCACCGGCTTGGGGGCCTTCTTCCCGGAGGCTCCCTCGTAGTATTCGAGGAGCCCGCGAGAGGGAATGGCCCCGGTCTCAAGATCGAGCGCGAGCCCCTGAGGGAGCGCGGCTAGCATGAGGGCGTCGGCGCGGTCGGGGGAGTAGCCGAGTTTCCGGCGCTGCTCGCTCTTGTCCTCGATCTTGTCCTGGCCGTTCGAGAGCTGTTTCATCTTGATGACCGAGAGGTCCCGGACAAGAACCACATCGGCCGGGTCGATCTCGATAGTCCCGGTCCGGAACCGCTCCCGGAGGTTGAAGTACCCCTCGGTCTTGGCGTTCGCGAAATGGAGATCGTCCTGTGCTTTGCCGCCGAAATTCATGGCGGTGACGCGGAACCCCTGCTCCTGAAGGCGGTCCGTCACGCCGCCCCCGAGGCCGGTATCGTCGACCCGGACGTGAGGAGCGGGGATGCCGCCCGAGATGAATCCCGCAATCGAGCCCGCGGTCTCCATAAGGTTCTGGCCGCGCCTGTCTATGGCGCAGGTGAACCGATTCCCGCGGCCCTCGTAGAAAATCGTGTGATCGGTCCCGTACCGGGCGACGTCGACCCCGAGCGTCCGGATGAGGGGTTCGGGATCCTCATGCCAGTCGCGGGACTGACGGGCTGCGTCCGAGGCCTGGAACCTCTCCTGCGCTCGGGTGATCCAACCGAGGGGAATGAGGCCGTCGGAGGCGTCGGTGGGGAAAATCCCCTTCACGCGGGCGAGGTAGTAGGGGGAATCCTCCCCGTAGATCTCCTTCCACTCCTGGATCCGTTCGGCAGAACAATGGGAGGATTTCTCGCTGTCGAGGGTGATGCAGGCGTAGTGATCTGCCTTCCGGGTGAACACCTCGTAGAATTCGCTCCCCGGCTCGTAGATGGCGTTGCCCAAGAGGAGCAACTTCGCGTTCGGGGCGGTCATGAGGCTCTCGATGCCGGGCCACATGAGGGGGTTGATGCCCTGGGCCTCGGTGACGATGACGAGGACGTTCTTTTCGTGATAGCCCTGGAAGGCGGATGGGTCGTTCGCGGTGAATCCGAGCATGTAGTGTTTCGGCTCCTCGGGGTCGGAGAGCCTGGAGGCGGCGGGCATGAGGTTGCCCCCGATGGGGAACTTTGATTTCCGGATCGCGGTCCGGAGTTCTCCCCAGACGATCTGCTGGACCTGCCGGTCGGTGGGGCCCGTCGTGATGACGATGGCCGGGAAGTGGGTGATCCAGTACCAGAGGCCGAGGCGGGGACCGAGGAAGTCCTTTCCGCAGGAATGGCCCGACTTCACCGCGACCCGGTCGTGGGTCTTGAAGGCCCGACACACGGCCCTCTGCTGCTCGTCGAGCTTTTCACCGAGAATCTCCTCGATGAAGAACTCCGGGGAGTCCTCGATGGCCTGGATGAGCCGGGCCTCGCTTTCGGAGAGGGTCTTCTCAGGCATGGGAGGATTCCCGGACGGGGGAGGGGAGGTCGCGGAGCCAGTGGTAGAGGAGTTTCGTGGCGCGGGCGACATCGGTGAATAGGACCCGGCACTGGGCGCGGAGGACCTCGCGGCGATTCTTGCCCGAGGTCTCCCCCTGGATGGTGAGGACCCGGAGTTTCCGGACGGTCCCGGTCAGGATGCGCTCGAGGAGCGAGGAGGTCTCGGAGGGAGTCCTGAGAAGGTCCCGGATCTTGAGGACCTCGTCCCAGCGGTTCGGTTTGTCGAGGAGCTGGAGTCCTCGGCGGGCTGAATCGCCCAGGGAGTAGAGGTCGTTCGAGACCTGGATCCGGTGCATGATGAAGGAACCCGCATCGAAGGCGGGGGGTTCTGGATCCGGGAGTTTCAGGGGAGAGCCTACGGGACCGAGGGCGGAGGGGAGAGCCTCCTCTCGGGTCCCCCGGATGCGGGCCCCGATGGGGGAGGCGTTGACTACGAGGTCGCCGCGGTTCCGGATGGCCAGCTCGAAGGCGGGGATGAAGGCGGAGAAGGCTGCATCGGAGCGGATGCGGTCTCCCCGGACGCTCTCGACCCAGACGGGTTTTCCGTCGCCCTCGGTCTGGTCCCGGTAGGTGACGACCCCCTCCGCATGGATTCGATCATCGGGATAGGCGCAATCGAGGCCGATCATGACGATCCGGTCGGGGCTCATGAGGGAGGCGAAGAAGTACGCCGAATGACCGACCGAGAGAGAGCGTTCGAGGCGTCCTCGGTCGCCCATGAAGGGGGCGCTCCAGAGGGAGAGGGAACTTGAGGTCCCGTAGGTGATTCTCCGGTGGGCGGGGAACCGGGCGGGGATGGTATGGCGGGAATCCGCGTCGTAGACGAGGCGGGTGCGCTCCGGGATCTCGAGATCGAACTGTTGCTCGACGAGGTTCGAGTAGTCGAGCGAAACGACGAAATGGGGCTGGACGCCTGCCTGGACGAGGGGGCGGAGGGCGCGGCCGACGGCGACGAGGCAGGTGTCGTCTTGTCGGCGTCGAAGTTCCGGGAGGGCCTCGGTCAGGGAGGGGCCCGCACCGATGACGACCGCGGTGCGTCCCCGGAGGCAGGCCTGGAAGGCGTCGACGCCGAGAGAGTCCCGGTAGGCGAGGTTCCGAACGGCATTCTGCTCGAACTCCTCGCCTGCGTCGATCAAGGTCTGGAGGGCGACCCGATGGAAATTGAGCGCGACCTGGATCTCGGGCTCATGGGCGAGGTGGGCGTCGGAGATCGAGTAGACGAGGACGGTCGCGAACTCGCAGCGGGAGAGGAACGTCCGGAGTCCCTGCTGGAGCGCGACCGATTCGTCGGTCAGGGTGAAGGCGGCGAACTCAAGCAGGGGCCTGAGATCGGTGTACTCGAGGGCGGAGCGGAGTTCCCGGAGGGAGGAGAGGACGAGGAGGGGCTTCCGGTATTTCTGGGAGAGGACAAGCCCCAGGGCTCCGGTGCCGAGACCGTTCAGGATGGCGGCATCGAAGGGATCCCGGAAATGGGTCTCGACGACCTGCCGGACGTCGAGCGTCTCAAGTTCCCTCTCCGGGAGCGGGGAGGCGGCCCGGAGGGGTTCTATGAGGTGGGGATGGGTCTCCTGGAGCCTCGAGAGGTTCTCCTTGAACAGGTTCATGCCTTCTCGGCCTTCGGATCAATGGAGGCCCGCTTGAACC